AGCGGCACGTTGACCTCCGCAAAATACTATCTGATTTCCGATTTCGTTGCGGGCGACGTGTTCACCAACGTCGGCGCGTCGGCCAATGAAACCGGAGTGATTTTCACGGCGAGCGGGACAACACCTACAACTTGGACAAACGGGTCAACGCTGGTCGAAGTCACGTCCGCCGTTGACTACAACGTCACCGCCGCCGCACTTCAAACCGCGCTGAACGCAACGCAAGCCATCGGCGCAAACGGAGTCACCGTAACCAAGCCAACCGCTGCCGCAATCTACGCGGTGCAATGGAACGCTGTTGGCAACAAGGACGCCTTGCTCGCGTCTGTTGTCAGCACGTTGACGCCCGATTCGTCCGCAGTTGTTGCTACGGTTCAGGCTGGCACGTCGGCGGTTTATGAGCGGCAGATTATCCGGCTGGTGCGAACGCCCGCCGCGCTTCAAACGACATGGGCGCAAATCACGGACGGCTGGCAGGCGCGATTGGATTGCAACACCAAGGGCTTGTTCGACATTCTGGCTGGCGACGAATACGCGTCCAGTAAGCTCGAATTGCAGCTCGTTGACGGCTCAGGAAATATCCGCACCGTCGGCCAAGTCGAGTGCTTGATTCGCAACGAAGTCGTTGACCCCGCCGCGCTTGTCCCGACTCCGCTGCCGTCCTATTACACGGCAGCGCAAGCGCGGGCGCTGTTTTCGTGTTTCTACCGGGACAGCACGTCCGGCAGTCAGGTTGCGGGCGTCACTGAAACCACCGTCGCAACTGTGGATTGCCCGGCAATGGGCGCTGACGATGAGGTTCAGTTTTCCGCCGTGTTCACAAGGGATTCGGGGCAGGTGGCGAATTCAAAGCTGAACATTTACCATGACGGCAACCTGATTTCCGTGCTATTTATCGGCGGCGAACCGACAACGCTTATTCCGATGACGCCGCTGTTCTCCAACCGCAACGCGACGAACGCGCAAGTTGGCGGGGCGAACGCATCCGGCACGCTGTTGACCGGCACGGTTCAAACCTCTGTTGCAACGCAACTACTGTTCAAGATTCAAAACCAAGACGCGGCGGACGACTGCCGCCTTGAATCGCTATCCTGCAAACTGAACCTCGCCCCATGAAATACTTTGCCGCACTTGGAATCGCTTTGCTCGTAATCGCTGCCGCGTCCGTCGGCCCTTGGGCACCGTCGCCGTTCACTTCGCAGACGGGGACAAACACGACGGCGGCGGCTTGGCGGACGGCGCTGGGGGCTGCCGGCACGACCGGCGGCAGCCTGACGAACACGGCAATGGTTGGAGGCTCTGAAACCGGCGTCACGAATTCCGACCTGACCGCTTCGCGCGTAGTGGTTTCGAGCGCGGCAAAGGTTCTCGCGTCGTCCACGGTTACGACTACGGAATTGGCTCACCTGTCCGGCGTCACGTCCGCGATTCAAACGCAACTGGACAGCAAGCCAACGGTGGCGTTGACGAATCTGGCGTTGCTGAACGGGACCAACAGTTTTACCGCCGCACAAACGCACAGCAGCACCATCACGTTAAACGGCTCGGGTGGTGACTACATTATACTGAACGGCTCGGTTGGTGGGGTGCCCAAAATAACGATGTTCAACTCAGGGATTGGCAACATAGAGCTGACTGCGAACTCTTTGGGAGGTCTTGGAGTCAATGCCAACGTCTCTGCGACATCTTTCTCATCTTCCGGCGCTTTTTATGGTAATGGAGCGATTGGTTCGGTGACAGCCGGCGGCTCTGGCGGCTCCATAACGGCGGCGGGCGTGGCAAGTTTCTGGTCTGCCGCAGGCAATGCGACATATCTTTCATTCTCTGAAAACGCCGTTGCAAATCGCGGGGTGATTGGTTACGGCGCGGGGAGTGCGGACCTTGTCATCAAAACGGGCGGGGAAACCTTTGCCGCTGCCACCACCGAGCTGTTTCGTATCACCAGCGCGGGCAGCGTTGGTATTGGCACTGCGTCTCCCTCGGCCCGCTTGCACGTCGTGGGCGGCGGCTTCAGGGTGGGGTCAGCTGGGTCCACTGTTACGAACTACGCCAGCGCGACGGCCACGCTAGACTTTGGTAGCATCAACTCGCTCGCCTCGGAAGACCTCACGATTACGGTGACGGGAGCGGTGGTTAATGACACCGTTACGATTGGTCTGCCTGCTGCGCCAACCGCCGGCATTGTGTTTCAGGCTTTTGTTTCCGCCGCAAACACTGTCACGGTTCGCGCCCACAATTACACCGCTGGCGCGATAGATCCCGCATCGGCCACCTATCGAGTCGGAGTTACCAGCCATTAAAAAACCATGAAAACCATCCTCCTTGCCGTCGCGCTCTGCGCATCCACGCTCCACGCCAGCGATGTCGTCGTGGTCGTCTCTGCAACGTCTGTCACCGTGAACGGACAACCTGTCGGCAAGCCCGCCGACACCATCCGAAACCGGCCCGAACTGGCCAGCGCGATTCAACTGGCACTTGAGAAGCGCGACGATGAACAAGCCGCCGCGCTCGCCGCCGTGCAGTCGAAGTTGGACGCCGCCCTTGCGACGCGGGCCGCGTTGATCTCCAAGGCTAAAGCCAAACTCGCCGAGTTGCCGGAAGCGTCGCGGGCGATTGTTGTCAGCGTCATCACCGACGCAGAGATGCCCGACGTGGAACGGAAGCGGGCGCAGTTGGCGGCTGAACTCGCGGCGAAGCAAAAGGAACTGGACGCCTTGAAATGACCCGCTTCGCCCTGCTCCTAGACCTGCGCGCGCAGTTGTATTTCTGGATTGCGACCGGCAGCGCGTTCCTTGTCCAGACTGAGGCCATCACAGAAATCTCTGACTGGTCTTGGATTCAATGGGCGCGGACTGGAATCGGCAGCTTGATTTCAGGCGCGACAGCTTTGCGTGCCTACGTTGACCAGTCCTTGACTAAAAACGCACCATGAAACCCATCCTCGCCACCCTCACGCTCTGCCTACTCGCCGCTTGCGCCACCGTCCGCCCCGGCAACCAATCCGCCGAGGTTCGCGCCGAGCAAACCATGTCAGTGTCTTTGGCTGCGCTGGATTCCTTCGTTGCGTTTGAACACCGCCGCCGCGCCGACGTGCCGCCGCTGGTGCGCGACGTTGCCGCCCGGGTCAGGCTGAACGCCCCCCGCGCCTTGGACTCAGCCAACGCCCTACGTCTCGCCTACAAGGGGAACAGGAGTGAAGACAACCGCGCGGGGTTACTGACTGCCCTCGCCGTTGTCGAATCCTTGGTTGCCGAAATCCGCGTGTGGGTGCCAGCAACAACCGCCAGCGGTCCAGTCGCATCGCCCGTGGCGGACCTGATACGGGAGGCCCGCGCATCGCAAACCGTGACGGCGCAATCATGGGTTGCCCTTGTCCCGGTATTCGTTGACCTCGCCCGCGAAATCTACGCCGTCGTCAACCGCACCCGCGAGGCTGTGAAGCAAGACGCCGAATGGACACTTGCCGAAGAAGCGGACTTTGCGGTAAAACTTTCGGCATTGAAAACGGCTGAACATTGGAGTCCCTGAATGCCCGCGAATCATGACCCCGTAAATCATCCGAAGCACTACACCGGGCATCCGTCCGGCGTTGAATGCATTCAGATTACCGAGCACATGAATTTCTGTTTGGGCAACGCCATGAAATATATCTGGCGCGCTGGCCAGAAAGGCGACGCACTCGAGGACCTTCGGAAGGCGAGATTCTATTTGGACCGCGAAATCAAACGCCGGGAAACGGCTTGAGGTTATGCCCGAAAAACACCGTTCAATCATTGAAGAGCTGAGGAAATGGAGTGTCACCGGCATGGTTGCACTCCTGATTTTCGCGGGCAAATCCACGATTCGCGACGTAGTTAGGGAAGAAATCGGCGAACTTCAACGCACCGTGCGCCGGCTCGAAATCCAAGTGGCAACGCTTGAGGCCAACGCGGGCGTGCGGGAGCGGGCACAAGACAAGCGGTTTAACCAAAATTGCGAGGAATGACTGAGATAACCCTGTTTGATTCGCGGACGGAAATTGGCAGAGCGTGCGGCGATGGCGTCCAGTTTATGGAGATGCCCGCCGCGCTTTCGCTGATTGTCCCGTCGGATGATTGGTTGCTAAACGAGTTCTTCCCGTTTTGGTGCGACTGGAAAACCCAGCTAGGACTGCCCGAAGGCGGACGCTACCAGCCCGGCTCAGGCATGTGCGAATGGATTTCCCGTGAGATGCTACAACGTCT